TCACGTTCAAGCGAGGCCATCTCATTTGGATTACTAGTATCTACCGAGCTAGAAATTTTAATACTGTCATTAGTTGAAGAAGTTGCATCATTAATAGTACTTTTTGTAGTACCATTTTTATTTCTACCTGGTTTTGATCCTACATTTATACTGCTAGTTAAATACGGAGTATCAACAATTGATTTAGCAGCTTCAGCGTCAATTTTATATGGATCAATGCTGTAAAGAGAAAACTTTATAGAAGCCATATAATAATCTTGATTTTCATATGGATATTGTAATACCATACCTTCGGTAGTAGGCTTAGCCTCTGCTTGAGTCTGTGTAGGATCATTAATTTTTATAGAATCTACTTTAGGCTTTGCTATCTCTGGCGCTGTAACAGCTCCATCATTACGCGGATCAAAGTCCGCGGACATTTCTCTTCTATCGGACATAGTATTTCCTTATAAATAAAACATAATCCTTTACAATCTATTTATATAGTTTTATGGCATATTCTGGAAGATATAAACCAAACATCAAAAAGTATAGAGGTGATCCCGATAAAGTAGTCTATAGGTCTATGTGGGAAAAATATGCTTTTATGTGGTGTGATAAGAACGAAGACATAAAATCATGGTCTTCAGAAGAAACAGTTGTACCTTATTATTATGATGTTGATAAGAAATACCATCGGTACTTTGTAGATTTAAAAATTACATTTAAGAATGGAAAAACTGTATTAGTAGAGATTAAACCAGAAAAAGAAACTACGCCACCAAACGGTGCACGTAAAACAAAAAGATATATTAGTGAAGCATTAACATATGTAAAAAATATGAATAAGTGGGAAGCGGCGCATAGTTTTGCTAATAATCGAGGTTGGGAGTTTCAAGTTTGGACAGAACATACTCTACGTAAAATGGGTATTATGCCTAAAGAAACACCGGGTAAATTAAAGCCGTTAAAGCCATTACAACCATTTCGTAAAAAGCCTAAGAAAAAGATATAAATACAGGTATGAGTAATCTATTTCAAAAGATAGGGTATGAGGCCTTTCGTGCAGGTATAAATCCTCGCACTAAACAATCGCGTGATTGGTTTCAACAAAAAGTTGGTCAACTTAGAAACATTAATCGTTTAGATTTAATGAAAGAAGATCCAATACAGCTAAAGAATAGACAATTGATTGGATCAATGAATATGTTTTTCTATGATCCAAAACACAAAGAAACTTTACCGTATTACGATAAATTTCCTCTTGCAATTATTGTCGGACCTGCGCCTGGCGGATTCTATGGATTAAATCTACACTATCTACCTGCTATATTAAGAGCTAAATTTTTAGATGGTCTAATGGATATTACATCTAATAAAGCATATGATGAGACAACCAAATTCGAATTATCATATAAGATGCTACAAGCTTCAGCTAAAATGAAGTACTTCAAACCTTGCTATAAACATTACCTAACAAGTCATGTTAAAAGTAGATTTGCTAGAGTACCTGCTCCTGAATGGGAAATTGCAACATTTTTACCGACAGCCGATTGGCAAAAAGCAAGTGGTAATAAAGTTTATAAAGATTCGAGGAACATGATCTAATGTCAACTATCGATCAATTTAAATCTGCAGCCTCTTTAAAATTAGGCTTCGCGCGTAGCAACCAGTTTTTAGTACAATTACCTACAAATTTAGGCGGAAAACCAGGTTTAACCGGCTTTGCTGGTATTATTCAAAAGATTGGATCTCTCTTAGGTGGAGAAGATATGAATATACTGTGTTCTCAAGCACAAATACCTGGTAAAAGAGTCTTAACGCATGAGAGAAATATAGGTACAGAAAATCAACAGGTTGCATATGGTTATGCGGTTGAACCTGTTTCTATGACATTTTATTGTATGAATGATTACGGTATTATAAAATACTTTGATGAGTGGCGTGATATGACCATCAATCAAATTCCGGGTGAGGCATTTTATAAAAAAGATTATGCTAAACCTATTAAGATACATCAATTAAGAAGACCATTAGCAGGTAAAACTTTATCTGCTGGACCTATTAAGCTTAATCTAGGTTTAGGTGGTAGTAGTGTATATTCGGTAGAATTACTTGATGCATTTCCTACAACTGTTTCGGCTGTTGAGTTAAATAACGATCTCGACGGTCTTGTACAAGTTACTGTAGGCATATCATATACAAATTGGATAAATACCGCAGGTGGCCAAGGTTGGATTACAGCATCAGCTGGTTTAGGAAGCCTTGGATTATAGGAGAAATAAATGGCACTGCCCAAATTGAATGACGTACCAAAATATGATTTAGTTATACCATCTCTTAATGAAACTATTCGCTTTAGACCATTCTTGGTTAAAGAGCAAAAAGTATTAATGTTAGGATATGAATCACAGAATAAAAAAGAAATTCTAAAAGCAATATTAGAGACAATCGATGCATGTGTAACAGGAGAATTCGATCTTCATAGATTAACTACATATGATGTAGATTATATGTTTACTAAAATCAGATCCAAATCTGTCGGTGAAACAGCAGATATTCAAATTTCTTGTCAAGAATGTCAAGAAATGAACGATGTAAAAGTAAATTTAGATTCTATCGAAGTTAAAGATAAAAAAGACACAAACGTAGTTAAATTAACTGATAGTATTTCTGTTAAATTACGGCATCCAACATATAGTTATTTTATGCAAAGTAGCACATTTTTTGAAGAAGGTAGAACTCAAGCTGATATAATGATGGATCTTATCGTATCATGTTTAGATTCAGTATTAACTGAAGAAGAAGCGATAAAAATTAGTGATGAATCAAACGAAGAAGTAATAGCTTTTATTGATTCGCTATCAACTAGCCAATTTGAAATCATTACGAATTGGGTAGAAAATATGCCATCGCTTCAAGCAGAAATACAATTTAAGTGTACACATTGTGACACCGAAAACACTAAAACATTGAAAGGACTTGATGATTTTTTTTAATAAACCTCTCTCATGACAGTCTAGAAAATTATTTTAGAGTTAATTACCAATTATTACAAAACTTTCATTATGCGCTTACTGACCTAGACTATATGATGCCATGGGAGAGGGAGATCTATGTCACCATGTTGATAGACGATCTAAAAGAAAAAGAACAACAAGCAGCGCAACAACGAGGATAATATGGCTACATTAGCTGACGTCAAAGACCAACTCGAAGCTTCTAACGAACAAGGTGAAGCTCAACGTAAAGAATTAAGCGAACTTAATGCTAATTTTTCTGCATTCTTGCGTGAGATTAATGAAGACGATAGCCAAGAACTTGAAGATAAAAGAGAAGCTGCAGCCCGAGGCGGCGCATCAACAAAGGCTCCTGGGGTTCTTGGTCGAGGTATTGATGCAGCAAGAGGTGGACTCGGCAGCTTCTTAGGTTTTGGTACGGCTCTTGGTGCAGGAATGCTAAAGCGTGGTATTCCTGGTTTAATTGCTACTATGTTCGCAGACGAAATTGCTGATTATGTTTATAGTCAAACTGGCAGTGAAGAGCTTTCAGATGGAATTGGTAGAGCTGTTACTTTCGGCGGAATTGGTTTAATTTTTGGTAAAAGATTTGCTTTATTAAGTGCGGCTATCGGTGCATTACTAACTCCTAAAAATAAAGATAGCCTTGAAAAGTTAGGAGAACAATTTAAAATCTTTGCTAAAGACTTTGACTTTTTTGGAGCAAAGCTTCCTGATCTTAGTAAAATATTTACTACAATTAGTACGTCATTTGGTAATACTCTTGATAATCTAAGAGGTCTATTAGGCGATGAACAACAAGCCGCCAAGCTTGGCGCCGACCCGATGAAAGCTGTTAAAGATTTAGGTATTACGATAGCTTCTCTTTTTGCCCTTTTCGCTCCAGGTGCTGCAATGTCTTTAGCACTAAAAGCACTTACTGCTCCATTTAGAATTGCCTTTAATGCTGCTAAAGGAGTTTCTGCAGCTGCATTAGGTACTGCGGTAACAGCAGCCGGAGTATCAACTGCTGTCGCACAAAATGCAAAACCAAATAGAAACTTTATGCGTAATTCTAAAGGTCAAATGACAAACTTAAAAGGTGCTAGATTATCTGGAGCAGCATTAAATACTGCGCTTCAGACAGAAGCAGCTGATAAAGCTGCTAAGTTGCCAAATGCTAATATGGAAAGTAAATTTCCGAAGCTTAAGACCTTTATGAAATTTCTAAAGGCTGGTGGTCCTCTATCTGCATTATTCGGAGCTGCAGATTTGGCAATGATTTTAGCCTCACCTGGATCTATTGATAGTAAAATAGGTGAAATCGGTGGTTCATTAGGAAGTGCATTAGGTGGTCTTGGAGGATTTGCAGCAGGTGCTACGCTCGGCGGATTACTTACTGGACCACTTGCGCCATTTGGTGCCATTGGGGGAGGTCTTTTAGGTGCTCTCGCTGGATCATTCGGCGGTGATGCAATTGGTATGGCAATTGCTCAATATTTATTTGATAAAAAGGTTGATGCTTTTGGATTTCCGTTTGGATTTGTAAATGATATGATAAATGGTAGTGCACAAACTGGAGTTACCGGTACTGCAATACAATCACCGGCAGGTGGTGGAGAATTATCAAATGTTAGTGGCGGAAGAAATGGTGCACGAACTTCTCGAGGCGCAACTTTAGATAATGGTATGACGCTTCAAGAATTTACTCAAATGCAAAACGCCATGCCTGGTGGTATGGGTGGAAGTCTAAGCGTAGCAGACATGTCAACTAATGTAACTGACATGTCTACTAATAATGCTTTAGCCACTGGATTTAGTGGATCTATAGACCCACACGCTAGTATGTATGGGTCTATACAAAATATGTATAATAATTAACCTTCGTTAGCCAACTTAGCAAAATACGACATTGTATCATCTGCATCATCAGAACTCATTAATTCTGCTGTGACAGGCTCTGCTGTAGCCATTGGAGGAGTAGGAACAGGAGTATTCATTTGAATCTCTTGTTGCATTGTTGCTGCACCCATCATAGCCTGTTCACCAAGAACACGAGACAGTTTAGCTTGCAAATCATCGTATGACTTATAGTTTTTAGGATCTGTAAACTCTGCAAGTGGATGAATCTTATTATAGACATCCTCTAGCTTTGACTCATCTTCTGAAAGGAGAGAAGGCGAAGCAAATTCAGATTTATCATAGTTACGATAACCTTCAACTTGGCGAATCTTTAACTTAAAGTCAGCACCTTCCCAAAAGTCAAATGGATTAATTGCTTTTTCGTCTGCAAATTGTGGTTGCATAACGTCCATAACTTTGTCAAAGATTTTCTTACCAAATTTGTATAGTACTACACGACCGACATTGTGTGGAGCCGATGGATCTTCTACAACAAGAGCATTGACTACATAATGCAATCTACGCTTTTGTGATCTAGCTTTTTCTTTGTCTTCGTCATGCCCAGAATTCCACAGTCGGGAGTTGAGTTCGCCAACAGGGTCAGGTTGACCAATAGAAGTAAGGCTGTTTTCGATATACCATTGACCTGTAGGACCTTTGAAGCCATGGTCCCAGTATCGTACCCATGGTAGATCTTCTCCTTCTGCGGCTGGAAGGAATCGTAGTACTGCATATCCGTTACCTGCCTTATCTACAGTTGGTTTCCAAACTCGGTCATCATCATAGTTTTTCTTTTCACCGCCTCCTCCAACTGCTTCGGCAGCTTGGACGAGTTTAGAGATTTGGTCACGATTGTTTTTTAGATTACTGAAAGACATATATTTTTGTTTCCTTATATTGCTGAAATATGTTTATTATTATAACACAGTATTGCTGTAATGTACAACTATTTATATTCGACTTATTCGAAAAGTGCCGAATCAATAGCATTGGTTTTTGGCAAGAAGTTGAGAGCCATAGCCTCAGCTTCAAGTTTATCTTTAATAACTGGCGATACGAATTTCTTCACATCTTCTGGTTCGATTTCGTGTTTAGTACATACATGCAAAATAGCATCCATATATGTAACACGTAGATCTACCACAGTTTTTTCGATGAGTTTAGAGAATCTACTTTTATTGAGAAATTGCTCTTCAACTGTCATTTATCCATTACCTTTAATAGTACCGTATCGACACTCATTCGACCATTAGGCACAGTTGTTTTTGTTGTGAGTGATTTCCATTCATTATCAATTTGCTTAGTAGTTTTACTAAGAACAATAGGAATAAATGCATCGGGCTTTCGAAGTCGAGTAGACCTACTCAATGATGTATCAATATTTTTCAAAGTAGTACCACTAACTTCGAAGCCCTTTGCGGATGAAGTTACGAACTCAGTAATTACCCGTGTTTTCACATTGAAGGTAATGAGGCGATGACTACCGATCACCGAGAGAGGAGCTACAGATACGATCTTGTAGTCATTATCCTCTTTCTTATACTTGAGTTTCGTAACTTGCTTGTCTGCTGCTTTTGGTTGTTTTACGCGAGATTTGCGTGTTGCTTTCGCAGCAGACTGAA